GAATGGAAAGCTGCAAGCCTGTGTGTCGGTTATGGCAATAAATAAAATGTATGTGGGCAAAGCCCCATGCGATGATTGTCGGTTTTTTGAGAAATGCAAGAAAGAAGAAGTAGCTTGTAAGCAGTTTTTTAAGTTTGTATTTGATGGGGAGTTTTTTGCAGATGCGCCCAGAAGTCCAAACCATGAGCTATTTATCAAGATATTTGATGATAGGGACAGGTCAGACATAAGGGCATTATTTCGTAAGTTAAGGGGAGAAACATGAAAGAAATATTTTTAGGTGGAATTATGGGGCTAGTCATTGTGCTAGTTGTGGCTACGGCTTTTTATATTCGATGGGGGCATTTCTAATGAAAACACTATTACTTTTGTTATTTTTGGTCGGTTGTTCAGGCCCAGGCGGGGTTAAATATAGCAGCGATGCGCCACCCCAAACTTTAATTATTGACCCAGCAGTTCAGGCTTTAAGCCGCCAAGAAACAATCCAAGCAAGCCATGAGTGTTTAGCTGGTGGTATGCAACCGCTAATTATTTACGGTAAGCGCAGAATTGGCAGTTCAGCTATGGCAACCGATATTCCCGTTGAGGTCTTATGTACGACCAAATGGGACATCATAAGAAGAATGTAATGGAAATTAAAAAATGACCGAAAAACAATTATTTAAAGAATGGATTACAGAAAATTGGCAAGAAAAATACCATAATTTTTCTAAGCTAGAAAATGGTAATTATTATTATTTAGGTATGCAAGATGCTTGGGAAGTATGGATTGGTTGTGTAAGCACCCATTCTGTATTTAATAAAATAAAAAAGGAAATTTCTGATGACAAAGAATGATAAAAAGCTATTAGGTCAAATGATTGCGGCTGGGCGATTTAGCTGGGATATTTATGCGGTACTTTGCCAGCAAAATGCCATTAAATCAAAAGCTATTATTAAAGCTATGGGGAATAAATGGGTTTGCCACAAGGACAATCAGGTAAAGCGCTTAGAAATCCCTTTAGACCTTTTAAACGCCCATAGAGGGTCAAAGATTCTCAATCATTTTCAAAGCAGCAAATTTAACATCCTCAACTCGTCTGAGCCAGCCCTTGCCAAAGGTGGGAAAGGTGGGTAAAGACTCATAAAAGCTAACTTTACGCTTACTAAACCCCTCGATAACTTCTTGGGGTTTTTTTTGGTCTATAAGTTGGATTGTGCGTGGGCCAATCTGACCGTCAGGAACGCACCCTAGGCTTTCTTGGAGTAATTTGACTGCTCTGCCTACACCCATGTTTACAGCAGCGTCAAAGACCGCATAATCGACTCCTAGGGGAAGTTGTGGCCCATAACAAGCTGTCCAATACTTAGCTTTATAAAGAGGGGCTACCTGGTCTTTGGTTAAAGACTTCATTTCTTTTTCTGAAGATTCTCTGCCTACCCATGCTTCCCAAGTTTTTTGAGTAACTCCAAGGTTAGTCCTGCCGCCTGGGTCTTTAGGATTATTTACATAACCACCTTCAGACTTTAATAACAGCGCTAGGCAATTATCAAAGTTATTTTGCATTAAATACGCCTATTTGCTCATTTAGCCAGGCTTGTAAAGATTCTAGCTGTTGAGTAGTCATCGCACATTTAGCAATAAATTGTGGGTCGGTGGTTGTGCCATCAGTTCTGCTGGGGGGGTTGGAAACTGTGCTTGTTTGATTGGTGTTGGCGAGGCGCATCCCACCATAAGTACGCTTAATAATATCAAGGCGGTTCTCGTAATCATTTTTGACCTTTTCGTTAATGAGGTTGGCTTGTTTTGCTCGGGATTTAATCTCAAATTCTTGTTGTTGGGCGGCTAATTCAGTCTTAGACTTGTACGCATCATACTTAGTAGACTCGTATTTACCATAAGCAATAGACAACGCAGCAATAACGCCAAGCCCTATATTTATCCACATTCCAATCGGTAAAGGAAACATTAGACAATCCTAGGTGAAAAAGCAAAGGTAGCGTGCCAATCTTTAATAGCAGCAGTATTGTTGTGCCATTGGTCTGGGGTAATAAAAGCGGGGTCTACTAAAGCCCTAATATTCCAACCAAAATTAAGATATAAAGTCTTAGAACCAAACTTACGGGTATACACCCATTGAAATAACCCATGTCCAGTTACTAAAATATGCCCATAATGGGTTTCATCAGTAGCTAAATCGCCTGAATAAGACATACCGCTAGAACCGTCAAATTCAACTATTGCAAACCCATAAAACGGATTACGCCATAGCCATTGAACCTTAGACCACCACGATGGTTTGTGGGCGGCTTCAAATCCAGTATCGCCATTAAGACTATTATCCCAAGTCTGAAACCAATGTAACCATTTAGGAAGTCTTGGCCCTACAGCTTGGGCAGTTGCGTTATTAACCCAACCCATTTCATCTTTAGCAAATAGTACGATTAATAATGCTAATGGAAAAGTTAAAACAGTACCAAATATGTTAATAATTACTAAAAACGGGTATAGGATATAGTTCATTTTAATGGCTCTGAGGTTATAAAACGGAGAATAGCAACGCAAATACCGACACCAATAAGCACAATGCCATAAATTCTGGGGTCAATAATGTTTTGGACATAACTAAAATTATCGTAAACAACTCCTAGAATGACTAAAGCAAATGAAAACCACATAGTTCTCGACTGCATAGGTTTTTTACGCCTCATTTGACTATATGACCGCTACCGCCTAACCAAACCAATAGACTTACAACAATAATTCCTACTGCCCAAAATAACCTTTTAACGACTGTTTCGCCTACTGATGTATAAAGGTTTTTAACAACTCTTTCAGTAACTTTTTCAACTAAATCTTCTAGTTGCTCGTCAGTAAGTTCTAAACGATTGTCAGCCATTTAATTTCTTTCGGGCAGGTTTTTTAGCTGTTTTCTTAGCTGTTGTTTTTTTAACTGGCGCTTTAGGGGCAGGAAAACTCCATGCAAAAGAAGATTTCTTTTCGTAACCAATTTTGTCAAACATCCATTCAATAATAAACATAATTAGACCGTTGTAAAAGTACCACTAGTTGTAAATTTATGAACCCAATAAAGGACTCCGCTAGATGTATAAGAAGTAACTGTTCCGCCTGTTGCTTTTTGGCTTCCTGAATAAGAAAGAATAACTACGCCTGAACCACCAGAGTGATATCCTCCGCCTCCGCCTCCGCCAGTATTAGTTCCTCCATTTGTACCATCAGTAGAATAATTAGCATAATCTCCAGTTCCACCACCACCATTGCCGCCAGCGCCATTACCTCCATACCAACCTGCGCCACCTCCACCGCCTGCATAATAGGTTGATGTTCCTGTAATAGACGAAGCTAAACCAACTCCACCAGACCCACCCGAATTACCATTACTAGCAGAATTTCCACCAGCAGCACCAGCACCGCCACCGCCTCCGCCAGCTTGACCATCTCCAAAATTGTCATTGACTATTGACGCACCTCCCGCATTTCCTTGTCCTGAAGTTCCTGCCCCACCATTTATTGTTCCTGAATTTCCAGCAGTTGTTCCGCCACCACCAGAACCTCCAACAGAACCAGTATTAGGATTACCACCAAGACCGCCACCTATTGATGTAACAGTAGTGAAATTTGTACCAGAAATACTAGAATTTGTACCATTACTCCCATTTCCACCAGCACCTACTGTAATGGTATAAGCGCCTTTATTAAATTTAACTGCAGCAGAAAGATAACCACCTGCCCCACCACCGCCATTAGCTCCTGCACCTCCACCACCAGCTACAGCTAAATAAGTAACTGATAAAGAAGTGTTAGAGGTAAACCCGTAGGCTTTTGCGGATTCATTGCCAACTGTTGAAATTAAAGGCATTATGCAAACTTAGTTTGAGATACAAAAGTAGTAAAAGTAGCACTAGCAGTCTTTAATATAACGATTGAATAAACATCAACTGAACTAGCATTACCCGCAGTAATAGCAATTCCACCTTGAATTAATGGGGTTACAGTAGTGCCGTCAATTTGAAGCACATTAGGAAAATAAGGGGTAGCACCGTTAGTTACCATTAATACCATTGTTGCAGTTTGACCATTAGCCATAAGGGTATTTAAACTAACTGAAGAACTTCCACGAATATTCAGGGTAAAGTTAGTTGTATTATTAGCGGTATAAACCCGAACTGATTGGGTAGAAAAATCATAGTTTGTTGTAGCGCTTGGGGCTGTTGCAGTTACAGTTGCAGTTTCCCGAATGGAGCTAATAACACCACCTGTTATAGCTACTGCGGTTGCATTTTGCGTAGACATTGTGCCTAAAGCACCAACATAAGTATCTACATAGTTTTTAGTAGCTGCAGCTTGAGCCGTACTTGGGTCAGCCATATTGGTAATTTGATTAGCACCCATATTAAGGTTGCCTGTAGCAGTAGTCTGCCCATCGGAGGCCAATGAACCTGTCATAGCGGTTGCTAAGTCTGTTAATGTTGAATTAGCCCATGTAGACGATATAGTAGTCCCTGTGACTACTGGGTTACCTGCTGGTAACGAATAAGTGCCTGAACCATTGCGTGACATATTATTTTCCTTTCCTTAAGGCATTTGCCAGAGGATTATAGTTAATTGATTCTTGAACCTTTTTATTTAATGCGTTTTCTGTGGCTTTTTCAAAGCTATATTTGGTCAAAGAACCAACTACAGGAATCCTACTAATTGGGGAAGTATTGATTTTGTCTAAAGCACGAATTAAAGCACTAGAAGTATTGGAATAGTTAGCAGCACCTTTTAATGGGGCATTAACATTAATGGTAGTTTCTAGCAGATTTCTAACTTCTTGTGCGCCAGATTTACCTAAAATGTAATCTAATTTACCGTCTTGGTCTAATTCTCTAATAGCTGACTTAAATTTAGCAGGGGAAACTACAGGATTGCCAAAAGAATCAACATCAACAGATTGGGTTACTTTGTCTTTTAAATGTTCAACAGTTTGACCTTGAAGTTCTTTCCAAGCCCTAGAACCTTCTGGGCCTGCCTTTTTAAGTGCATAGCCAACATTGCGAACATCATCTAATGAACCATCTAAAATGCTGTGTTTAAATACATCTTCAAAAGCTACTGCTCGGTCTGTAGTGCCTGGTTTGTTTCTAAGTAACTTATCTACAAAAGCAGAATCTTCAAACTTTTTGGAATAATCTTGGCGTAACTGTTTAGCCAGTTGATATAACTCACCACCTTTTCCAGTAGTAGAAGCATTAATCAAATTCTTCATTTCTTTAGCATGAAGGGCTGCAGGAGTGCCAGGCTCATAGTGCATATTAATAAACTTGTATATATCTTCAAGCGAATTAATAGGCAATAAACCTGTTTTATTAGGGTCATTTTTAGTCAATTCTTCATCTACTGCGCTTAGAATTGGGGCTAATTTACGCTTAACTGTAGGTGTTTGATTGTCTATATAAGCCTTTAATGGCGCATAAGATACAGGTTCTTGTAATTGACCTTCACTTTTAGCCAATTCATAAGCAGTATTAATTTCTTTTTTAGCTTTATTTGCGCTATTAATCAAGGCTTTATCAACTACTCTGCCAGTTTCCCGTAAACCATAAGTTTCTTTGCCTGTAGCGTCTACAAAAGCATCAAAGTTTTGTAATAAATTTTCATTTCTAGTGGCTTGTTCGGCAATAAGCGCTTTGCCAGCAGTTTCAGGGTAATTTTTAGCAGTTTCAATTTCAAATTGTTGTTGCCCTAATTCTTTTGTTGCTTGGCCTTTGCTTAGTTTTACAGGAATTCTTAATTGTTCAGCTATTTGAGTTCTGGTAACTGCTTGGGGTACTTCTGCAGCGCCCACGCCCACCATAGGAGCTTCTTTTCTTAATGCGCCAGCTAAAGTAGGCATAGATGGCATTGCTTCTTGAATAAATGGCTTACTTACTTGAGCCGCTTTAGCCATTGATGGAATCATGCCAATATTACCCAAATAAGGAGGTATTTTTGCTGATTCAATAGCCCCACCAACCGCACCTAAAATATCTTGAGATACAGGCGATGTAGGTTGATATTGCATTTTTTGTTGCATTTCTGCAGCAATACGCTGACCAATAGGTGCTGGTGGTTGACCCGTAGAAATCGCTTCAGGAATACTAGCTGCTACCCCATAGGCGCTAGACAATATAGGGTCTGTAACGCTTCTAATAGCAGCAGTAGGTACTTCATACAATGCCTTTACATAGTCAGCCATAGAGCGCTTTTGCTCTGGTTGCTCTAATTGAAAACCAGCAGGCAAGTTAGACTGTTCTTCTAGTTGAAATCCAGCAGGCAACGCCATTATTTACCTCCAGCAGGTTGCCAAGTTTTGCCACCGTCAGTAGACATAATGCGAGTTTGACCATTGGTTGCATACATTGGTGTTTGAGGTGTTTGATTGCCAAATTGCTCAATTTTTTTAGTGCCAACACTACCAGCTTGAATTTCCATTGCTTTGATAGCTGTTTCTCTAGCATGACTTTTTTGTTTAATAGTGTCTGCACTATCACCTACTTGTGGAAAATACTTTTGAGATTCGGTGTAAAACTCTGATGGTGAAATAGCAGCGCCAGATTCTTTACGCAACACCGCAGTTACAAAGTTTTTGCGAGCAGCATCTACTTGTTGTTGCTCACCGCTTGGCCCACCTAAAAAGCCTGGTAATACATTCATTGATGATGAAACGCCTTGTTGTAGTTTTTCACCCATAAATGGAGTCATTCCAGCAACGCCAGAAACAACAGACCTAGTAACTCCTGTATTAGTTACGCCTTTGCTTTCCAAATCATTTAATATTGCGTTAGATTCTTTCATGCGAATACCAAATGCGGTTGCATTACCTTGAGATTCAGTTAATGGTTTACCACCAGCCAAAGGTTGTCCACCAGCCATAATTGGTTTGGCTTGACCTGTTCTAGTGTCAATTAACATTGGGCCATTCTCACCCTCAAATACATGACCAGCTACAGGTTGATGCGCTTTAGGGTATTCGGCTATTTTTTGCTTAGTCATTGGGTCAAGCAATATAGTTGAATTGCCTGTATCAATAGAAATAGGGGCATGATATTTTGGTGCGCCTTGGCCCGTTACTTCCATTTTTCCTGTTGATGGGTTGTAGCGTTGATAAACTTCACCTTCACCCAGTTTTTGTCCTTTAAGCATTTCTGCTAATTGTGAACGAACTAATGGGCTTTGCGACTTAGCAGCAAATTGATAAGCAGCCATTGGGTCAGGTGCAACACCAGATATAGCAGGAATAGCAGGTTGAACAGGAATATTTCCACCAGTCTGTGTTGGCCCTTGTTGGGTTAATGCAGGAATTCCAGCTTGCCCTTGTGAACCGTATTGCAATTCTGAAAACTTAGCAAGGTCTGTACCTTCTTGCTCACGCAATTTTTTAATTAATGAAACTTGCTCAGTATCAATATCTTTTAATTCTTTATGAGCCATTAATTGTTGAGCTAAATTACCAATATATTGCCAAGGACTAGCACCAACATAACGATTACTAATCATTTGTCCTTGTGGCGCTTCCATACCTTGTTTTAATAACATTTGAGCCAATGCTCTTTGACGGTCTAAGCCTAATAATTCTGGATTTGTTGTATCTGCCATATTATTCCTTAACCGTATTTTTTAATTGCAGCGCCACCCAAAGCGCCACCAAGACTAAATAAACCGCCCATCATTGCGTTATTTTGTGCATTTTGAGCATTAGCGTTAGCTTGATTAGATTGATTTGCAGCCATCATTGCGCTAGTGTAATCAGGGCCACCAGTCATTTGTTGGTTATATGGGCTTACAAAATTACTTGGAGAAGCTAAACCTTGCAATCCTTGGGCTGTTGCCAATGGCATATTGTATGAAGTTACGCCTTGATTAAACGCTTGTCCTTGAGCGCCTAAACCATATTGGTTTTGAGCCATTGCTTGATTAAACGCTTGGTTTTGAGCTTGCATACCTAGCTGTTGATTAGCTAATTGTTGCTGATAAGCCTGTTGGTTAGCGCCCATAAATTGCTGATTTCCAGCAATACCTTGTCCAAAGTTTTGACCTTGACCTTGTAAATTAAGTCCAATCTGACCAGCTTGTTGACCATAAGCCTGTTGATTAGCTTGTAATCCTGTTTGCATACCGCCCACAATAGCGCTTGTTAGAGCATCATTTTGATTTTGTGATAACAAAGTTTTAGCGGTTTTATAAGCCTCTGAACCAGGCATAATTCCTTGGTTTGCTAATTGCACATCACTAGAAGCAGATTGTCTTGCCAATGATGGTTGTAACCTTTGCATAATTGCATCGGTGTAAGATTGCCCTGGGTCTATTCCGTAAGAAGGTAATTGACCTTGGTTAATTTGAGTGTTTACATTGTATTGAGGTAATGTTTTTAAAGCATTTGGGTCTAATTGTTGATTATTTAATTTAGAGCCGTAATACCCCATGCTCGCTAAATCACCGCCACTAAAGGTTTGAGCTTGAACAGGTTGATAAGCGCTTGGGGCTTGGAAACCTTGACTGTAAGTATTGGCTAAATTACCTAAATTAGAACTAATGGCATTACCAAGCTGGGGGGCTGCTGTTTGGTTGGCAGTCCAAGTAGGGTTGCCATTAGCATCTGTCCCTTGAACATAATTCAAACTTCCATAAGGAGTATTTTGATTTATTCGGTTAGCTATAGTAGTTGCTTGAGCATTAGCTAAGTTTCCCGCAGCCGTATCTTGTGCCGCTTGGGAATAATTTGGCGTATCCACCGTTTTAGGTGAACCAAATACTGCGTTTGTAATAGGACTTAAAATTCCGCCACCGCCACCCATATCATGCTCCTTGTAAGGGCGCTTTAATGCCGAGCCATCGACAATTTTCACGCCTCATTGCTAATATAACCAAATCCCCATCCATATGGGCATCTTCGATATACGCTTTATCTACAAAACCAAGGTGTCGGTCTAACTTTAAGGCTTCTTCATTTGTAGAAGCTACTGACGCTAGTATAACCTTAACCCCTAGTTTATTAAAGGGATAATTAAAACACGCCCACAATAAATCCTTATTAATCCAATTCGGTACTATGGCGGCTGTGTGCATTTGGCAGGAATTATCCATAATATTGTCAAAAGCCACTACCGCCTTTACTTCACCATCTATTTCTTGCCCTATAAATGTTGCATAAGAGCTAAATTGCATCCCTAAAACCCCTGTAATCCAACCCCTTAAATGAGCCTGATTATCAGTAACAACTTTCCTCAAAGAACGCCCCCCCTCTCCATAACATAGTCGGAACTAGCCCAACGGACATCAATTCCTTGAGATACAACTTTCATTACAATGCCGCCAGAAAAGCCTAATCCTGTAACGCCTTGCCAGTTCTTAGTAATACTGAGGTTTCCACCCCAAACACTTGTATCCCAAATAGCGTTATCCCAAGTGCCTGTAGTTGTGCTAATAGCATTAAAACTAACCGCACCAAGGTCGTTTTGTACCGCAAAATCCGTATTTACACCGCATAAAACGCTGGGTACGCCATTATCTGTTTGGAAGATAGGCCGTACTAAAGTAAAGCGTTTTAACTGCCCTCTAGCATCAAAATAAGAATAAGCCTGTTGAACTTCAGCGCTAATGTTATTGCCGTTATCTGAAGATGCATCCCAAAATCTAGCCACATAACCCGTACTGCCAAAATACATAACATCACCGCTTAATTCCCAACAATTAGCATTAAGTCCTGTAAAGCTACACCAAGCCCTAGAAATGGTGTGCATACAAAATTGTTTAATTCCCTCACCAGAAGGAATATTAATAATAAGCATATTTTCACTAGCGTAATAGGCAATTTGCCAGCCAAAATTAGTTGAATAAAGGGTAGCTTCTTGAGAAATAGCGTAGTAAATCTTATCGGTAATGTTGACTCTAGGGTCTAAGCGGCTTGATTGAAGTGCCGAAGCTAGGGGAACTAAGCCATCTTGAGTAAGTAGTAATAAGTCACCACCCCACTTTAAAAAACATCTACGGTTAAAGATATACCCTAATTGCCATACACCTTTAAGCGCCCATGCTGTTACATCTGATGGGTCTGTACCGTTATAGACAATAGCTTCACCCATATTAGTAACAAATACTGCATAGTCATCAGCGCCTTGACCAGCATCAATAGTCCATGTTCCCATTGCCTGAAGGAAACCACCGTTACGGGCAATACCACCAAAATCTAAAGCAGAAGCAGCGCCAGATACCGAATTAACAGGCAAATACCACACTTTCATAGTGTTCTTTTGGGTATAAAAAAGCCTGTTTTTAAACAAATTTACATGAATAAAGGTTGATGAATCTACCCCTGTAATAGCGTAATTAACGGTATAAGTGCCTACAACCGTAGCACTCCCGGCTGGGTTTGTTAGCATTACATAAGTAAAGGTGCTATTACCCGTCTTAGTAATCTTAAAAGTACCGTTATAAGCTGCTGCAGTTGCGCCAGTTACCGTAATACTGTTTCCTGTAACCAATCCATGAGCTACTGCAGTAGTAAGAGTGGCTGTAGTTGTTACATTAGTAATTGAGCTAATTGTCTGTGCAGTTGAAGTTGCAGCTATATTTATCCAATTTGTGCCATCGTATAAGGCGGCTGGGTCTGTGCCATTAACCGCAGACATAAAGCTACCGCCAGGCGTTGTAATGTTGATATGCTGAAGTTTATCAACTGTAATGTCGTGAACCGAGCTTGCAGTCGTACTCGATACATCATAAATTTTTGTTCCTGCAGCCGCAAATAGCTTTTGGGAAGTTGCTGCGTAATTCATTAAAGAATTAACTTTATCCGTAATTTGGATTGTATAAGCCCCTACAGTCGTAGCGCTACTTGCTGGGGTACTAGCCATTACATAAGTAAAGGTTGTGCTTCCTGTAGAGGTAATAGTGTAAACACCGTTATATTCAGAAGGACTTGCCCCACTTACGGATATTTGAGTTCCTGTGGCTAAAGCATGAGCAACAGTAGTTGTTACCGTTGCAGTAGTAGTTACACGAGTAATGCTTGATATTGTCTGAGCGCCCGTAGATGTTGTTAAAAGGGAAAATTGGGTATATCCCTGTCTTAACTGAACATCTGTAGGTGTAGGAAAGAAGTTATTAAGCGTAACAGCGTCAGTTGCAGGCATTTCCGCAATAGAATCTCTAGCGTTCCATCCCCCAATGGGGGAAGTAATACTAGCGGTTATAGCGGTATTTGACTTAGGCTGCGCCATTATGAACCGTACCCAGTATCGGGAATATTAGCGTAGCCAATAAGCACTTTAGATGGATATGGGGCAAATGATAAGGTAGCAGCGCCTTTATCGTTAGCTTTAACTACACTTAAATAACGCTGATAATCTTGTTGCAACGCAGTAGTATCAAAAGATTTGACTTGAAAATACTTAAGTTTAGTAAAGATAACCAATAGACGGTCATCAAAGAAAGTCGTGTCAGTATCAGCCGTAAAGCTGTTTTTTACTGTGCCTGTTGATGATTCAGCCCAACCCTTAGAGCGATACTCAAAACCGAGATATTCGGTTGTGGTCATTGGCGGCCAAATTTGAAACTTACCACCTAGAATACGCCAACGAACCCTAGGGCCAGTTGAGATATATCCAGATTTCAGCCATTGCCATTGTTGAGCATCTTCAGGGCCTAGCATTTCCCAATGTTTAGTTTTGTCCCATTGCGTACGGTCTGTAATGGTTTCAAAATCATCAGGTAAATTATAAATAGTTTGGCTAAAGTTAACCGTACCGCCTGTGGTCGTTGCCGAGGCTATTTGGCTCATTGTTACTTGAGTCGATGAGTCTACTGTAGTTACATAGGTATCTTGATTAACTGCCGTACCTGTAATTGAGTATTGCGTGGTTAATCCAGCAGTTGTTGGGATACCTGTAATAACAGTAGAGCCATCTATTGTGCTACCAGTTGTAGCTACATATTGAGTGTAAAAACGATACTCTTTCTCTAAAGCCTGCCAATCAAACTCTTTGGTTAAATCATAGCCAGCACCATTCATTAACGCCAAAATCTGTTGGGTATCTTGAGATGGATTACCTGCTACATAAGTAGGAACGGCAAGGTTTAGTTCTGCGGTGACTTGTTGCACCAATTCGAGCATCGTTTGGGACATATTAGGCTACCTTTAGCTTACGGGGTTTTGGTTTCTTTTCCGCAACAGCCGCAAGTATATTAGCCATCTGTTCCTGCATTTCGGCTATTTTCGCATCTGT